AATGGAGACAAAACTCAACGAGCAAATCGAAAGAAACATTCTGCTCAACAATCGCCTCTCCGAGTCGGTTGCAGATAGAATTTTCGATGAGATCTCTGAAGGACTTGCAGTCACTCAGAAGGAGAAGCTCGCCTCACTTTCCGAAAGTGTTGAGTTTGAAAGTGAGACACAATATCGTGAAAAGTTAGAAACTCTGAAGGAATCATATTTTCCTTCAAAGAAAGTTTCTGTAGAAGCAAAGACTGAAACTCTTTCTGAAGGAGTAGACGTTGCACCTGAGTTCCACTCAGACTCAATGAACGCTTACCTGAGAACTCTTTCAGCTGTTGCTAAAAAGTGAATTTAATATTATTCAAATAAAACAAACACACTTACAAAAAAGGTAAAAGCAAATGTTCCAATCCGAGCATCTGCAGGAAAAGTGGGCACCTCTCCTCAATTATGAGGGTCTGGATCCAATTAGAGATTCACATCGTAGAGCTGTAACCGCTGTCCTGCTCGAAAACCAAGAAAAATTCCTTAGAGAAGAAACTTCATTCTCTAACAGAGGTTTCCTTACCGAAACCCCAACCGTAAACACCGATCCTGCAGGAACTGGCAACGCAGGTTTCTCTGGTAGTGGTGATTATCCAGTAGCAGGTTTCGACCCTGTTCTGATCAGCCTCATCCGCCGTTCAATGCCTAACCTGGTCGCTTATGACCTCGCTGGCGTTCAACCAATGAACGGACCTACTGGACTCATCTTTGCGATGCGTTCTAAGTATGTTGATCAAGAAGGTGCAGAAACCTTCTATGATGAAGTAGATACCGCATTCTCCGGACAACCAAGCGCAGTTGGTGCTGGTGGAACCGTTGGTATGGGTACTGATGCACAATCAGGAGACAATCCAGGTCTTCTGAATACCACTGGTCAACTTTCTTATAGAGTTGGTCAAGGTATGAAGACTTCAGAAGCTGAAGGACTTGGTTACGGTGGTGTAGAATTCAACGAGATGGCATTCTCCATCGAGAAAGTTCTTGTTGAAGCAAAGTCACGCGCACTGAAAGCCGAGTACTCACTTGAGCTTGCACAAGACCTGAAGGCAATTCACGGTCTGAATGCAGAAGCAGAACTCGCTAACATTCTTTCTAGCGAAATTCTTGCTGAAATCAACCGCGAAGTTATCCGTACCATCTATAAGGTTGCAAGACCTGGTGCTCAGCGTAACGTAGCAAATGGCGGAACTTTCGACCTCGACATCGACTCAAACGGACGTTGGTCAGTTGAGAAGTTCAAGGGTCTTCTTTTCCAAATCGAGCGTGATGCTAACGCAATCGCACAAGAAACTCGTAGAGGAAAGGGCAACGTTATCATGTGTTCAGCAGACGTTGCTTCTGCACTGAGCATGGCAGGTGTTCTTGATTACACCCCTGCTCTGAATGCAAACCTCAACGTTGATGACACTGGTAACACCTTCGCTGGTGTTCTGATGGGCAAATTCCGCGTTTACATTGACCCATATTCAGCAAACGTATCTGACAATCAGTACTACGTTGTTGGTTATAAGGGTTCTTCACCTTATGACGCTGGTCTCTTCTATTGCCCATATGTTCCTCTCCAAATGGTTCGTGCCGTTGGCGAGAACAGCTTCCAGCCAAAAATCGGGTTTAAGACTCGTTATGGCATGGTTGCTAACCCATTCGCTGAGGGTAGAAATCGTGGACTTGGTGCTCTTACTGTTAACGAAAACCGTTATTACAGAAGAGTTCTTGTTTCCAACCTCATGTGATTCAATTCACATAAATTCTCAGGGATCCTTCGGGATCCCTTTTTTTGTCTAAATAGTTAGAAAAAATGGCAAGAACCGCATTAGATAATCAAATACAGAATAGAAACTTTCTTGCTCCCGTAGGATTTAAATTTACATTAAACAGAGCACCTAAAGTTGCATTCTTTTCTAATTCCGCTAACATTCCGGATATAAATCTGGGTGTTGCAATTCAACCAAACTATTTGAATGATATACCAATTCCTGGAGATAAAATGGAATTCGGTGATTTTACTCTTAGGTTTTTGGTTGATGAAAATCTTGAAAACTACATGGAAATTCAGAATTGGATAAGAGGATTAGGATTTCCAGAAAGTCTTAAAGAAATTTATGATTGGCAAAATTCAAATGAAAAGTTTGAGCAACCAAATCGTTCTCAGATGAATTTGTATTCCGATGGAACTTTAATTGTATTGAATAGTAATCAGAACTTAAACTTTCAGGTTGTTTTTCGTTCAATGTTCCCATATTCATTGTCGACTCTAGACTTTGATGCTACTGATCAGGATATTCAATACCTTACTGCAGATGTCTCATTTAAATATATGCTGTATAATATTGTTGATAAGAGAGGAAAACCCCTATGAATTTAAATCTTGAAACAATTCAAGATATGTGGCAAAAAGATTCAGTAATGGATATTGATAATTTACACGCAGAATCTTTAAATATTCCTATTCTTCATGCCAAATATTTTGATCTTTATAATAATATTCTTCTTTTGAGAAAAAAAGCAGAACAACAAAAGAAGAATATAAGACATGAACGATACGAATATTATTCGGGAAAATCTGATCCAGATGTTTATATGGAAAATCCATTTCCTAAAAAAATTCGTGATAAAGATACCATGCAAAAATATTTGGATGCGGATGAAAAACTATCTCAGATCAATCTAAAAGTAGAATATTATGATGTTCTTTTAAATTATATTGATAATATCCTAAAAATGATTCATAATCGAACTTATCAAATTAAAAATTCAATTGAATTTATGAGGTTCCAATCAGGTTTGGGGTGATACAATAAATAATCATAGAATCTTTATAATTCTATGAGTGACGTAATAATTCACAAAAAGAATGAGGTTTACATCAAGTTAGAATGTGAACCTCATATTTTATATGATCTCCAACAATACTTTACATTTGAGGTTCCTGGCGCAAAGTTTATGCCTCAAATGAGAAACCGTCATTGGGATGGATTAATTCGTCTCCTTTCAGTTCACACTGGAGAAATTTATGCTGGTCTATTAGATAAAGTTATTGATAAATTAAAACTTCATAATTACACATACGAATTCAGGGAAAATAAATTTTATGGTCTTCCTTTTGAAGTTAATGAAGAGATTTCAAAAGAAGGCGTAAAAGATTATATGAATGCTATTTGCAAGCATTCTCCACGTTCTTATCAAATAGAGGGAGTATATGACTGCCTACGATACAACCGAAGGTTATTGATAAGTCCAACTGCGTCAGGTAAAAGTCTGATGATTTACGCCCTCGTGCGTTATTATGTGGATAAAGGGCAAAAAATTCTTTTAGTTGTTCCAACGACCAGTCTCGTAGAGCAGATGGTCGGGGATTTCCGTGATTATGGTTGGGATGCTGATTCATATTGTCACAAGATATATTCAGGAAGAGAAAAAACTAATGAACACCCGGTCACAGTAACGACCTGGCAATCTATTTATAAATTAGAAAGAAGATTTTTTGAAGACTATGATGTTGTGATCGGGGATGAGGCGCACCTTTTTAAAAGTAAGTCTTTGATTACAATTATGTCTCATCTTCATCATGCTAAGTATCGTTTTGGATTTACTGGAACTTTAGATGGAACTCAGACTCACAAATGGGTTCTGGAAGGATTATTTGGTCCATCATATAAGGTTACTAGAACTGCTGAACTTATGGAACAAGGACACGTATCTAAACTGGATATTAAGTGTCTTGTATTAAAGCATCCACCACAGAAGTTCAATGTTTTTGAAGAAGAAATACAGTTTATTGTTCAACACGAAAAAAGAAATAAATTTATTAAAAATCTTGTATTAGATCTAAAAGGAAATACTCTTGTTCTGTTTTCACGAATTGAAGCACACGGAGAACCACTTTTTAATCTAATAAATACAAATAAAGAGACTGATAGAAAAGTCTTTTTTGTTCATGGTGGAGTAGACACTGAAGAACGTGAAAGAGTTAGAGAAATTACTGAACGTGAAAATAATGCAATTATTGTTGCATCATACGGTGTCTTTTCTACAGGGATTAACATTAAGAATTTACATAATGTTGTTTTTGCTTCACCTTCGAAGTCTAGAATTCGCAATCTCCAATCAATCGGAAGAGTTTTAAGAAAAGCAACTAATAAAACAAAAGCCGTTCTTTATGATATTGCTGATGATTGCACACACAACTCAAGAAAGAATTATACACTAAATCACTTCATAGAAAGAATTAAGATCTATAACGAAGAACAATTTAATTATGAAATAATCACTATCAATTTAAAACCATGATGGAAGAAGATTTTTATGCAACTATTAAACTAAAAACAGGTGAGGAAATATTTTCTAAAGTAATGCCAACTGAAGAAGATAAAAAAAATCTTTTAATTTTAATCAATCCTGTACAAGTTACTGAAGTTACAACAAGAAAGGGAATGACTGGATATAAAGTTGAACCTTGGCTTAAAACAACAACAGAAGATATTTTTATCTTAAGTATGGATGATGTAATTACAATGAGTGAATCAAAAGATATTGAAATTATAATGATGCACCAGGAATTTAGCCGTAAGTTCAACAACGTTAAAACAAATAGACCAAATATATCCCGTAAAATGGGATATATCTCTAATGTTATTGATGCTAAAGAGTTCTTAGAGAAACTCTATAATAATAGCTAAGTGATATCCATCATTGGTGACAAGGCACATTATAAAGGAAATTCAAGGGGTATGTCAAGTCTTGCAATATAAAAGTAGAAATGTTATAATTTCTATATAATAAATTAAATATTCTTATGATTAATTCAGAAGTGAAGATAACGAAGGTTGAACCAAGCAAGGTAATGACTAAGAGAAAAAGGTCGGAACATTACGTCAATAATAAAGAATTTTTAGCAGCATTAATTGAATATAAAAAACAGATTAGAGAAGCAGCTGAAAAAGAGATACCTGGAATTACTGAGGAACAGTTGAAGACCTGGAAGAGTCCGAATAAACCTCGTATTACCAATTATCTGGGAGAATGTTTTTTAAAGATTGCGACTCACTTATCTTATAAAACAAACTTCATTAATTATATCTTTATTGATGATATGATTTCTGATGGAATTGAAAACTGTGTGCAGTATATTCACAATTTCAATCCTGAGAAATCTCAAAATCCTTTTGCTTATTTTACTCAAATCATTCACTATGCTTTCCTCCGTAGAATTCAAAGAGAAAAGCGTCAGTTAGAGATTAAGAATAAGATCCTTGAAAAAACTGGATACGATGAAGTTTTTGTGGATGACAACCAGATTGACGGTGGTAACTATTCCGACTATAATAGCATTAAGGAGAACGTTCACATTAAACTTCGTTACTGAATGAAAGTCGCCATTATTACCGATACTCACTACGGTGCCCGTAAAGGTTCTAAGTTGTTTCACGATTATTTCGAGCAATTCTATAAGAATGTATTTTTCCCTACACTCGAAGAGCAAGGGATTGATACAGTCATTCATATGGGAGATGCTTTTGATAGTCGTAAATCAATTGACTATCAGAGTCTTGAATGGGCAAAAAGAGTTGTCTTTGACCCATTAAAGGGATACGATGTTCATATGATAGTAGGAAATCATGATACCTACTATAAGAATACTAATAACGTTAATTCACCAGATCTTCTTCTTCAAACATATTCGAATATTAAAACTTATAGTCGACCGACAGAAGTAAAAATTGCAGATTTAAATATTTTATTTGTTCCCTGGATTAACCAAGAAAACGAAAAGGAAACTCTTAAACTCATTAATAAGTCTTCTAGTAAATGTGTGATGGGGCACCTTGAACTTAATGGGTTTAGGGTAAATTCTCAAATCGTAATGGATCATGGATTAGATAGTAAAGTCTTTGATAAGTTTGAGCGGGTCTATTCTGGGCATTACCACACTCGCTCAAATAATGGAAAGGTTTTTTATCTTGGAAATCCTTACGAGTTATATTGGACTGATCTAAATGACACTCGCGGATTTACTATTTTTGATACGGAAACACTAGAGCATTATCCTATAAACAACCCATACAAGATGTTCTATAACATCTATTATGAGGATACTCCCTATCAAACATTCAATACAAGCGAATTTCAAAATAAAATTGTAAAAGTTGTAGTTCGTAAAAAAACTGATCAAAATCAATTTGAAAAATTCATTGATAAACTATATTCTTCTAACATTCATGAATTGAAAATTGTAGAAAATTTCCAAGTTCAAGATATTGAAGATTTTGAAGCTTTTGAATCTGAGGATACTTTTTCTATCCTAGATAGATATATTCAAGAATCGGAAATTAATATGGATAAAACAATTATTCAAAAAATGATTCGTGAAGTTTATCAGGAAGCTTGCGAAATGGTCTAAAAATGTATATAATCACAATTGATGGTCGAGAAGAAGAAGGTGCATACTCAGTAACTAATGATGAGGGATCCCAAGTTCTTTATATCTTCGAAGAAGAAGATGATGCGACACGATTTGCTTTGATGCTTGAGGATAGGGATCATCCTCAAATGAGCGTGACTGAAGTTGATAGTCAATTGCTAATTAAAGCGTGTGATATTCACGGATATAGCTATGCAATTTTTACATCGAATGACATTGTAATTCCTCCAGAAGAGTTTGATCAAAATGATTTTATTTAAGACTATAAAATGGAAAAACTTTCTTTCAACTGGAAATCAATTTTCTCAGATTGATTTTCAAAAGAATACAACTACTTTAATTATTGGTTCTAATGGAGCAGGTAAAAGCACAGTATTAGATGCTTTAACTTTCGTGTTATTTGGAAAGTCTTTTAGGGGAATTAACAAACCACAACTTATCAATTCTACGAATGAACGCGATTGTTTAGTTGAAATTGATTTCAGTATTGGAACAAATCAATGGAAAGTTCGTCGCGGCATTAAACCAAATCTTTTTGAAATTCATAGAAATGGATCATTGGTAGATCAAAATTCTTCTGCAGTTGATCAACAGAAGTGGTTTGAGCAGAATGTTTTAAAGATGAATTATAAATCATTCACTCAAGTTGTGATTTTGGGAAGTAGTAATTTTGTTCCCTTTATGCAATTGAGTACTTCAAATCGTCGTGAAGTGATTGAAGATCTTCTTGATATTAAAATCTTTTCTTCGATGACTACAATCATTAAAGATAAGATCCGTTCTCTTAAAGAAGAAATTAGAACTCTTGAACTGAAACGGGATTCTTTTAAAGATAAAGTTCAGATGCAAAAGAATTTTATTGAGGAACTTGAAACGCGAGGCAAAAATAAGATTGGTGATAATAAGAAAAGAATTTCTAATCTGATGATGGAAATTGATTCTTATATGAAGCAGAATAGTGTCGTGGAGGAAAATATTTTTAGTCTTCAGAAAGAATTAGATGAAGTTAAAGGTGCTTCGGATAAACTTAAAAAACTTGGAACTCTGCGGGGAAAATTATCTCAAAAGGTATCAAATATTACCACAGAACATAAGTTTTTTAACGAAAATGCGGTTTGCCCAACATGCACTCAAGAGATTGATGAGGAGTTTAGGATAAATAAAATTAGTGAAGCCGAAGCGAAAGCAAAGCAACTGCAAAGTGGTTATGAAGAACTTGAGCAGGCAATTAAAGATGAAGAAATTAGAGAAACTCATTTTCTCAAAATTTCGAAAGAAGTCACTAACTTAACCCATGAAATTTCTCAGAATAATATTCGAATCTCTGGAGGACAGAGACAGATCCAAGATCTTGAATCTGAAATTCAAACAATTACCAATCAGCTTGAAAACCGAAATACTGAACATGAGAAGTTAGAAACGTTTAAAAAAGGTCTTCAACAATCCTTTGAGGATCTTTCCAGTAAAAAAGAATTAACCTCGTATTACGATTTTTCTTACAGTCTTCTTAAAGACTCAGGTGTGAAATCAAAAATCATTAAAAAGTATCTTCCCCTTATTAACCAACAAGTGAATAGATATTTGCAGATGATGGATTTCTACATCAATTTTACTCTCGATGAAGAGTTTAACGAAACCATTCAATCTCCAATTCACGAAGATTTTTCTTACAGTTCATTTAGTGAAGGAGAAAAGCAAAGAATTGACTTGGCACTTCTCTTCACTTGGAGGGAAGTTGCCAAACTCAAAAACTCCACAAATACAAATCTATTGATTATGGATGAGGTATTTGATAGTTCTCTTGATGGATTTGGAACAGAAGAGTTTCTTAAAATTATCAAGTATGTCATTAAAGACTCTAATATCTTTGTGATTTCCCATAAGGTGGGTCTTGAGGACAGATTTCAAAGTGTCATACGTTTTGAGAAGAAGAAGAATTTTTCTACTATGGTATAAATACTTCAATTCCAGAACAATGCAAGTTCCAAACTGGAAACATCATTCCAAAAAAGAACAGAAACGAAAACTTAAACCGCAAGCACTCCGACAAGCAAAGGCACGTCGCCAAGCACTCAAGAAGCGTCTCAATCAACGAGACGCTTCTTTTTTTATAAATATCTAAAAAGTGTCTGCTAATATGAAAACGTTTAAAGAGTTTATGGTGATTGCTGAAGGTATGTCCATGAAGGACTTTAAGGCAAATCGCGCAAAACTGAAGCGTAGAGAAGCTTCTGCCGATGCCAAGAAGAGAGGTCACGTAGGTAAAGAATGGTACAATAGTGGTAGAACGTATTCTCCAGATGAAGCAAAGAGAAGTCGTGCAAAGATTGATGATGAAGAAAGATCTACAAGACATCGTAGTTCTATAGACCCTGAGGGTGATGATAGTAACTACTCTGCAGACAAGACTAAGAATCCTAAGAAACTCCGTAAGCAAAAAGCAATGGGAGAACTTGGAGAACAGTATATTGATGAAGCAGAGGGTTCTTTTGGACAAACTCCAAAAGCAAGGAAAGCATTTGGAGACCTTGCTAATAAGAGAAGAGCAACTCCCGCAAGTGGATTTTCAAAGAGAGGAGAAAAAACTACGAAAGTAAAGTCTGCTCAAAAACATTTCGACAGAACAGGTAATCCTGATGCTGGAAATAGAGGTAAGAAATCAACTAAACCTACTTTCCATTCTGGCGCAAGAAAAGGAATGACTCAAAAGGATAGAGATTATTCAAGAGGTGAAGCAGAATATGGACATACAGGTTATGACCCAGATTTTGATGGAGGTCCAAGTGGTCCTGGTGGAAAACCAAAAGGTAAAAAGGCAGAAAGACAAAAGAAAACTGGTGTAAGTGCCGACTGAGGTCCACTTTTGAAACTGTCCACTCGGAGGTCTCAGGACCTCCTTTTTTTGTATAATAGTCTCATACGAAAGAAAACCAATGCCAGTTCGCCACGAAATCAAATCTCAACTTGCCAAACTGCTTGCCACTGAGGACCTCGTGGTGGAGCATAAAAAGGTCTCTACTGCCTGCTTCAACGTTCATACTCGTGTTCTGACTCTGCCTCTTTGGGAGAAGGCAAGTGGCACTGTATATGATCTTCTGGTGGGGCACGAAGTGGGTCACGCACTCTTTACTCCTGATGAGGACTGGACCGAAACCGCAAAGGTTCCTCCGCAGTTTGTGAATGTGGTGGAGGATGCTCGCATTGAGAAACTAATGAAGCGTAAGTATATGGGACTTGCTAAGACTTTCTTTAATGGATATAAAGAACTGAATGATGATGATTTCTTCCAGATTTCTGATGAAGATGTTACTTCATTCAATCTTGCTGACCGAGTAAATCTCTATTTTAAAATTGGTAATTTTCTGACTTTGGATTTTAAACCAGAAGAGAAAGAGATTGTTGATCTGATTGGTGCTACGGAATCTTTTTCAGATGTTCTGATTGCTGCAGAAGAACTTTATAAGTATTGTAAAAAAGAACAGGAACAGCAGCAGAAAGTTTCTGATCTTGATTCTCATCAGCAGGAAGGTAATTCTCAATCTCCTGCAAGTGAGATTGTAGAAACCAATGAGTCTGATTCGGAACAGGAAGGTTCTACAGATCAAGAACAACCAAATAATGAGCAATCCTACGGCGGAACTGCGCAGGGGCAGGAAGTTGATACTTCATCTACCAATAATAAAGAAGAACCTGAAGTTCGCACTGCAGATTCTTTTGAAGACAAGATCAAAGATCTTGTTAATATGAATGGTGAAGAAAATAATTACATTGAAATTCCTGAGGTAAATCTAAACTCTATCATTGGTAAAAATTCTGAAGTCCATAAAGAAATTGATGGATCATTTGAGAAGCAGCAAAAAGGTCGTATTGAGTCTGGATTAGATCCTTTTATCTTTAAATTTTCTGATGCGGAATTTAAGAAGTTTAAGATTTCTGCCCAGAAGGAAGTTAATTATCTCGTGAAAGAGTTTGAATGTCGTAAGGCAGCAGACTCTTATGCTCGTGCTTCAACTGCCCGCACAGGCGTTCTTGATTGCTCTCGTTTGCATAACTACAAGTTCAGTGAAGATCTGTTTAAAAAAGTCACCGTTATTCCTGATGGTAAGAACCACGGTCTAGTGTTTGTTTTGGATTGGTCTGGATCAATGTCTGATGTGATGCTTGATACGTGTAAGCAACTCTTCAATTTGATTTGGTTCTGTAAAAAGGTTTCCATTCCTTTTGAAGTTTATGCATTCACTAATGAATGGCGTCGCGGTGAGTATGATTACGAAACTGGTAAGTATCTTGCCGCAGATCGTAATCCTCATTATCAGAAAAGGGAAGGATTGCTGTGTGTAGACGAAACTTTTTCTATGATGAATATTCTCACCAGTAAAGTTTCTGGGAAAGTGCTTGAACATCAAATGCTAAACATTTGGCGACTTGCTATTTGCTTTGGTAATTCTTATGGATCTCTTTATACTTATCCTAGTCGTATGAGTCTTTCTGGAACTCCCTTGAATGAGTCTTTGATTGCATTGCATCAAATTCTTCCTAAGTTCCAAAAGGAAAATAAATTGCAAAAAGTTCATACCATTGTTCTTACAGATGGTGAGGCAAATTTTATCCCCTACCATAGGGAAGTTAAGCGTGGGTGGGAGCAAGAACCTTATATTGGTCACTCTATGGTTAATCCTGCTAAAAGTTTTCTCCGCGATAGGAAATTGGGGACTACTTATTCATTTGGGTATGCTTATCACGAATTTACTGATACTCTTCTTAAAAACCTGAAAGACAAGTTTCCTTCGGTAAGTTTTATCGGTATTCGTGTTCTTCCAAGTCGTGATGCAAATCGGTTCATTAGTCTTTATCACAAGTTTTCTGATAAGCAATATTCTGTTATTCAGAATGATTGGAAGAAACTGAAGAGTTTTACGATTACAAACTCTGGATATGATGTATACTTTGGTATGTCTGCAAATGCTCTTTCTCAGGATGCTGAGTTTGAAGTTTCTGAGGATGCTACAAAGGCACAAATTAAATCTGCGTTTGCAAAGTCTCTTAAAACCAAGAAATTGAATAAAAAAGTTCTTGGTGAGTTTATTTCCCTTGTTGCCTAAATATTGAAAAAATTATGAATAAATTTCCTTTTGATCACGTAGTCAAATATGATACCAAAGAGATTTGGATTAAATGTGACAGTGCGATTACATCTATGGGTATTCCCGCAATTGTTGAAAAGTATTATCCTGGATATACTGGACATATTGCAAGTGAAGATTATCTGAATAAACTACGAAACCAGCAGGTCCAATCTTGAAACTGTCATAGGGGCCCCTCAACCGCCCCTTTTTTCTTGCTATAATAACTTCAGTTAAACAAAACGACCTAACTACATCATGCCTCGCAAATCTTCTGTGACCGACGAACAACTGATTGATTCTCTCAAAAACCTCTATGGTCCTGAAATCACCTCTGGAGATCTGAAGGGTTTTTGTGCTTCCCGCGCTATTAACTATCAAACTGCATCCCGCCGTCTTGAGAAATACAAGACTTCTCGCGGCCGTTGGAACCTGGAAGTGACTCAAGAACGTGTTGAAGAGATTGAGCGTTCGTTCCATAATGTTGCAGTTCTTCCCGAAACCCAACAAAACCTTGTTCCTTCTAAAGATGATACTTTCGTCAAGTTTGGTAACTTTAATGATATTAAGAAAATTATTCAGTCCCGTCTTTTTTATCCTACGTTCATTACGGGTCTTTCGGGTAATGGTAAAACGCTCTCTGTGGAGCAAGCTTGTGCTCAACTAAATAGGGAGTTGATTCGGGTGAATATCACCATTGAGACTGATGAAGATGATCTTATTGGTGGTTTTCGTCTTGTTAATGGCGAAACTGCTTGGCACAACGGCCCCGTCATCGAAGCACTTGAACGAGGTGCTGTGCTACTCCTGGACGAAATCGACCTCGCTAGCAACAAAATCCTTTGTTTGCAATCCGTCCTTGAAGGTAAGGGGGTCTTCCTGAAAAAGATTGGTAGGTTCGTTAAACCTGCTGCTGGATTCAACGTGATCGCCACCGCAAACACCAAGGGCAAGGGTTCTGATGACGGTAGGTTCATCGGCACCAACGTGCTCAATGAGGCGTTCCTGGAGCGTTTCCCCGTGACCTTTGAGCAGTCCTATCCTGTTCCTGCAACCGAACAGAAAATCCTTGAAGGCATCGCTCTGGACC